CCATTAACACTTTTTGATGTGATTGTAAATACATCTCCTGTTTGCATATTTTGAGCCGCAATACCTAAAGCTGGTACTTCAAAAAATGGATTTGTAAATGTTATTGTTTTTGATCCAGAAGATGTAGCCAAATTACTTTCAGCAAATGTACGTTCTTCAATATTTAATTTTATAGCAATAGATTTTACGTTACTTGAAGTTTGATCGTCATCATTTGTTAGTTTTAATCTAAATTTTGCAAACTTGAATTTAAAAGTTGCTGATTGTGTTATATCGCTAAAACTTGTGCAATTAGCCAATGAAGTATTATCTGTTGCTATTTGTACTCTATGAAAAGCATGTAATTGTTCTGTACCATCAAAGGGTGCTTTTGCTGAATCAAAAAATAATGCACCACGACCACTATCAAATAAATCGTAAGGGTTTTCTGCATCAAGAGTTATACTAGGAACAACATCGCCATCATATATTTGCGATAAAGATATTGAATTTACAAAATTATAAAAACCTTTTGCATCTCTATTTTTATTATTAAAATTAGGATTTGATGTAGTATCTGTTCCTCCAAGTTCAAAGTCGCCTGTGGGTGAATCAAAGTTTCCAACTGTATCATCAAAATTAGTAACTGTATCAAGAGTAATTACAGTATCGCCTGATGGATCAATTTTAACTGCTAATGGTAAAGTTGCGTCCATTTGATCTGCACCTGTAAATATATTTGGTGTTTCTGTAAAACTAGACACAGTTTTATATGCTTGTATGCCAGATATGTTTGTTGTAACGATAGTTTCTGTAGCAGAACTGTTTCCGTTTTTATCTACTGCTTTGATAAGATAACTTCCTGTCCTTGCTGGAACAACTGCATTATCACATTTTCTACGAGGACATCTTACAAGATTTGTTGAATTAATCCATTTAGCACCTGTTAATACATCTTGAAATCTAATGTCGTAATAAGAAATATCTAAATCACTGTTTTGACTAGGTGGAGTCCATGTTAATTTCATTTGATGTTGTCCATGCATTTCAACTGCAAAATCTTCAACATTACTTGGAACTTCAACACCACCTACAATCTTACGAGTTGCTGATACGAATGTTGATTTAGCATCAATAGTATTAATTGCTCGAACACGCACTTGATATGTAGCTTCATCAATAACATTAAGATGTTGATAATTTAAATTTTTTCCTGTTGCTATTTCTCTAAATGAATCGCTAACTGCATTACCATCTGGATCAAGAGTTTGTTTTATTTGTACTTCATAATTATCTACAAATTTATCTGGCGATACACCAACTGATATTAATAATCTTGTTATAACAATACCATCCGCATATTCAATTAATTC